AGACGCTTATCACTTCCGGTGGTACATCCGCTTCAACACCAGCCATCAACAAGTATGGCTTACCATTCGCTGAAATGTACAACCCAGTCGGCGGAATTCCTGGGTCCTCTTCGAGAACGATCTTGATTCGTGCGGCAGTCTTCACCGGAGGTAGCGCATCCGATAGTTTAGACCTTGCATTGCGCGGCGTCGGTTCGTCGTCCTCAGGGAGCACGGTGTTCATTTCTTACTCTCCTCTGCTTTTTCCTCTTCAACACTCTCCTCGACTGCCGCATCGAAACTAGAAGCAAAATCATCCTTCTTAGTCGGTATGATCTTATCGAGGTTCTTGGTGATGAACGCGATGACCTCAGCCTCATCGTCAAAAACAAACTCCACCTCTGGGTCTAGCCACGGACCTTCGGATTTGTTGTTCTTGGCGACGATCGCCGGGTCGTCCATGCAGACAGTGAAGCCGTTCTGCGCCCGCTCGATGCGTATGCTGTTCATCGTTCAAATCCTTGTTCACCCTGACCTTACCAGCCGTCTGGTATCGCCACCAGACTGTGAACCACTCCCCTGGAGCACCATACCGCTCCGGCGCCCGTACAGCGACATGATCTGCTTGGGATACGGGACACTAGCGTACGCATCGCCGACACCAGCCGCTGAACCGTACGCCTCTGCTGTGTGCGGTGGTTGGCTGAACGCGAGCCCGGCACCGTTGGCCTGCCCGAACGAGAACCGCACCCCGATGGTTGAGCTAATCGCAGCCGCATCGCCGGTGCTGGGAGCCTGACCAATAAAGCCCGCGCCGGCCGCCAGATCGCCGACACCCGCGGCCGCACCCGCGGCTTGGACAATCGCCCTTCCAACGCCAGCCGCTGCACCATTTCCTGGAGCCCGTGCAACAACCGCCCCAAAAGCTGCACCAATAGCCCCCCCAGCTGCAACGGCAACGCCCACAGACGCAACCACCGGCGAGCTGCTGCCAAGGGCGCTACCGACGCCGCTCGCCACCCCCGAGCCAACCTGTGGCATCGCCGCAACGCCGTCACCAGAACCGATCGCCCGGCCAGTCGACTCGGCCTCAAAAGCGTACTCTGCAAATGCGTTCCCGAAACCGCTGGCGACCCCAATAGTGGCGTTACCCGAGACACCATGCGCGCCGCCGGACCCAACAGCGAAGGCCAACACGCCAGACCCAGACACTCCAGCTGCACTGCCAAAGCCAGCAGAGACGGCCGCCACGCCAGACGCAGACACGCCAGCTGCGCTGCCGAAGCCAGCAGAGACAGCCCCCACGCCAACCGCAGACACTCCAGCCGCGCTGCCAAAGCCGGCAGCGACGCCCGCCACGCCGGACGCAGACACTGCAACTGCGCTGCCGAACCCCGCCGCGGACGCCGCCACGCCAGACGCAGACACTCCAATTGCGTCGCCAAAGCCACCTGCGAACGCCCCCACGCCGGACATGGATGGCGCGGATGCGTGGCCCTCACCAGTACCAAAGGCCACACCAGCAGCTTCCGTAGGGGCTGCGACGGAACCCTCAGCACTTCCATCTCCGCTCGCCGCGGCAAACCCCGCAGACCCCTTGACACTGGTAGCACGAGCCGATCCGACCCCGCTCGCCAGGCCATGCATTTTCCTCTGCTTGCCGCCGAGAATGGTGCTGAAAGAGGAAGCGACGCCTGTGCCAGAAGCACGGCCGGTGGCTAGTGTCGGGATTGGCGACTGGCCTACAGCGGTGCCAACACCTGCCGATTGACCGCTCGCAGATAGCGCCACTCCACCTGACGCAATTGCGATACCAAAACCTAGAGCCTGCCCACCCGCTAGAACACTGATCTGCCCAGGCTGGGTGTTGTTGACGACCATGCCCGAGAGCACGTACCGGCCATCGACGACCGACGTGCGTCCCAAAGCTGACGTGACATAGGTTGCAGCCACATCATCAGTCCTCTACACCACGGCGCGCCTCGTTCATGCGACTCCGAATGCGATCGACATCGGTGACACCGTCCGCGTAACACTCCAGCACCGCGTCGCTCATCGCCTTCTCGATCGCACGCGCACGCGGCACGCTCGCCGCCGACAGTGCCTTCACGGCGATGCCCACGGCGTTGACCTTATGTGGATAGAGACGATTTGCCCTTGGCTTCCAGTGATCAGGTAAACCTGACGGAAGCCCGCGCTCGCACAGCCAGGCATGCGAGTAACAACGCAGCCTCAGGGGAATCGACCCAGCCTGAGTACGTGCATAGTGCATCGTCGCCAGCGCTTCGTCATTGTTCTTTGGCTGAGGCAGATGCGGCGCTACGTGAAACCACAGATCACAAATCCCGACAACATCGAGTTCAATCAGACATCGTCGGAATGCATCTGCATGGTTCATGACAACGTGATGGTGGTGGCCGTGGTCAGCACAGGCGTGACCCCCGAGCCGCAGGTGATGTTCGGTGTAACTGTGCCGCTCCAAAGAATCGGTGTCGGGCCGCCGCCGGTTTTGCCTGTACTGAAATTGGTCGCTACGCCCGCGCCGCCCGAACCGGCCGAGAACGTGATGTTGGAAACAGGCGAGCAGTTCGCAGGACCAACGCCCGTCACTGTCCATCCGCCCACCGTACGCGCGACGCTCGCGCGCGAGTAACCGGTATAGGCGACTTCGCTGGTCCCCTGGTTACCACCTGTGCCCGGGTCGGCTGTGTGCAACGCGATCGCGATGTTGGTCTGGGGTGATGCCGCCGCATTATCCGCATAGTTCGCCCATGCGGTGGCGTTGTAGATCAGCTGTAAGATCGCCGTCTCAGTCGTGCCAGCAATCGCCATGCTCTCGATCTCCGCACGAATCAGCCCTGGATGGCGTAGCAGATATTCTTGGCGCTACCGACCATTGCAGCTGACAAAGTCACCGTACCATTACCGGCCAGGTCAGTAGCGACAGTGATCGCACTGGTCGCGTCGAGCACACAAGCAACCGTGCCCAAGGTCGTCTTGACGCTGTTGATCGCGGGCATACCTACCTGCCAATGCCACATCAGCGCCCCGGTGACGTCCATGATGTCGACCGACAGCGGCGTGAACCCAACATTGATCTGCACCGCGTTGCCGGCCGAGGTGAAATTCCCGTAAACGTCCTTGCCCTGGGAGTTCACACTGTTGCCGACCAGATTACCGGGCCCGGTATAAGTTGCCGGGATGGCGGCGACATGCAGCGAGGTATCAATGATCTGGGTCGGCATGGATAACTCCTACGATCGCGCGATGCTTCACCGCTGTCCTTGCGTAACTAGTCCGGCTTTCTTGTCACCGGCGCCTCTGGCGCTGCCGGAGGCTCAACCGTAACCTCGATCGTGCCTGCGACTGGTGCGCCAATCTTCTCGATCACCATCAGATCGGTAGATGCTTGCGCCGAGCCAGTCTCGGTTTGCCCGATCGCTGTGACAGTCGCGGGCCCTACCCCTGTCGGAACTACCTTGGCGCTCGTCGGATCATCTTCAACCGGCGTCACCGTCACAGGACCAGTCGCTGACCACTCCGACGATGTAACCGCGACGTCACCACCAACCGCATCCTTGAAGCTCACCTTCACAGTCCCGGAGCCGCCCATCTCGATCTGCGGACGAGGAGGTGCGTCTTTAGCTGCCGCTAGCGTTTCCGCTTGCCTAAGCCGAGCTTCGTGCTGCTCAGGTGTAAGAGCAATCACATATGGAGGGGTCGCGGGATCGACCTTGTGCTGATCAGCCTTGGGCTGCTCGTGTGCAGGTGCCACGTGAATTCTCCTCTTACCTCGATCTCGTTCACTGAACGAGAATTACGCCGTCGCGCAGACCTCCAGGCGAGCCATGAACGCATCCTGCAGGATCACAGTCCCTTGGTAGAGCTTCCAGCCTACGGTCCCGCGCTGCGCCAGCGGATCGCCGGCTGCCGGCTTGGGGTTGACCACCATAGGCGTCATCGAGGACTTGCCCTTGAGTGGCACCATACCGAAAGCATCGCGACCAAAGAATAGAACAGGATACACATCCCAGTTGACGCCGTTGGTCGAACGGTACGTCGTCCCGCCGCTGGTCGCGGCGCCCGCATTGGGGAACGGTGTGATCACCGTCGAAGACAGGTAGCGGCATTGCTCGACCGAACCGATCTCGCCCTCAAACGGGGAGGTGTGCGGCCCGTAGCTCGCCACCGGTATGAAGCCTGTCATGTTGCGGATGTCGGTCTCCAGATCGGGATGGACGAGACCGAAGTACGCAGCTTCCACCGACTTGGTTTGGAAGTCTGGGTTGGACGCCACGACCTGGGAAATCTTCTTGGAGTTCTGCCGGTTGAGCCCGGTCGACACCCGGCGCTGGTCAGTCAGACTGAGAACACCGGCAACGTTCGCGCGCCCCGCAACCAGGTTCTGGTACCAGACGTTGGTGCCCGCCTTGAGTACGTTGAACCGCAGTGTCTCCACCGTCACCGCCGCCTGCTCGCCGAGAATGTCAGTTGCCTGTTGCAGTATCGGATCGGTGTGGGTGTCCTCGATTACGTCAGTGATCGTGATGTAATCGCCGTACTGGTATAACTGAACCGTATAATCCTGGTTCGCCAGCATGGAGCCTGCGGGCGTCACGCCCTCGACAAGCGGCGTCAGCGCCAGCGGGATGAAGAACGGTTGCCCGGCGCCGTTGGTACCTCCAGCATTCGGACCGGCCGTGCCAGTCGCGCCTTGCAGGAAGTAGCGCCGGAATTTGGCGGTCTGCGTCGAGTTGGTCGGCAGCGGGTAAGTCTGGCCGAACTTCTCGATGTGCAGATAGGGCATCGCCCGCTTGAGCATCCGCACAACGCTGTAGGCCGCCACTGCAGGAGAGATATCGCCATAACTGGTAACTGCAACCATGGAACTACTCCTGGCTTAAGGCTATGACGCCCGAGCGAACTCCGCGAAGGCACTGTCAAAGTCAGTTGGAGGTGCAACTACGTTGGTCCGCTTGGTGCTCACCGGCGCGAGACGCGCCGCGGCTGCAGCCAATGCAGGGTTCACAGGTGCAGGTGCAGGTGCAGGTGCCGGCGCTGATGCAGGTGCCAGGGCAGCGGCGGCAGGTGCCGGCTGACCCCCTTGTGCTGGCGTGATGGACTGCATGTCCTGCTTGTACCGATTGATGAGATCGACGACCTCAGCCGCCGTTCCGGATTTGATAACATGGTCATAAGCTGAGCGCAAATATGCAGGTTGTTTTGCCGTCCAGGAAGTCAGCTGACTTACGACGGTTTCGTAGTCCGGTACCTGCCCCTGCAACTCGGACAGCTGCGATCGGTCCGCCAGGGTGTCGACGGTCTGCAGGTAAGGCGCCAGCGACGCAGCCATATCCGCGTACATGCGTCGCGCGGTTTGCGTCATGATGCCCTTGATCATCGTCTCGGTAGCCCGAGCAACATCTGGCCAATCAGTATAAAATTGCTGCAGCTGAGTTACTTCCTCAGCATTGAAAAGGGGCGGTTCTTGATATTGCTGGGGTTGTGGCTGTGGCTGCGGCTGCAACGGAGGCTGCGGCTGTGCCTCCGCCTGCGGCGGAGGTTGCGGCGTAGGCGTCGGCGCCGCCGCCGCGGGCGGCTCTACAGGTGGCGACTCGGGCGGCTGCGGTGCAGCCGGCGCCGCCGATTCAGCGGGTTTTGATGCCGCCTCGGGCGTCGGTGCAGCCGGCGCGGGCGTCTTAAGATTGGCAGCGGATGCCGGCTCAGTCGGCCCCGCATCCACCTCGGCAGCTATGGCCTCGGTGAATGCCGTATCGAACGGATCGGGTACTGAGGATATAGCTACCGGGGATTCAGCTGCCGCGGGCGCAGGCGTGGGCGCTGGCGCAGGTGCTGCGTCCGCGGGTGCCTGCGCCGCAGGCGCAGGTGCGGGAGCCGGTGCAGGCGGCGCGGCCGCGGCGCGCGGAGCACGTGCCATGGATCATCTCCTACTCAGTCGTTGTACGTTCACCTGACAGATCATTCAAAAGTTTCTCAATGAAACGTGCCTCACCTTGCAGTAAAGCTACATCATTGAGGGACGCCTTGACTAGGCGGTTCTGGCATAGGCCCAGGCGGACCGACAGGAGCAGGCGCAGGGCCACCAGCTCCGGGGCCGAGCGCGCCTGCTGCAAGCGCCGCAGCAAGTCCGCCTCCTGCTGGCGGGCCTTGGGGGGTTGGTGCGGGGGAAGCTCCAGCGGCAGCGGGTCCTGTAAGCTCATCCTGCATACCTTTCTCTAGGATGCCCAGCGCCGTATCCACCAGCTGCGCGTCTGCATTGGCGGTGTTCTTCTGCCCCTGGGCGATGTTCTTGAATGCATCGGATAGTATCTTGCGCAGGTTGGCTTCGAGGAGCTTCTTCTGCTGATCCTGCTGATCCTGCTGAGCCTGAGCCTGAGACTGCTGGCGCCGGCTCGCTTCGTCCTCGGTCACCAGGATGTCGTCCATGTCCCTGGCCCTGACCTGAGCTTCGGTGAGCTTGCGCTCGTCGACGTGGATCATCTGCTCGGGCTTGAGCGTCTGCACCAGCGAATCAGCCTGCATGCCGCGAAGCTCCTTGGCCATGAGGCTGGTCGCGCCACGGGCAACCACGTCGTAGTCGCCATCGGGCGCCTGGTCCGGATTGAACACCCGATTGAACAGCACCATCGAGTTGATGAGGCTTTGCGTGAAAGTATCGAACGACCGAATGACATCTTTGAAAGGAAGAGCTTGGTCACCACGAAGCATGCTCGCGCCCGCCGCCGTACGTAGCGGCTCACTTGGCTGCTTCTCCATATCGCCACCCGTCGCCGGACCGACGAACGTCTCACTATCCGCGAACTTCAATCCCAGTTCGACGATCTTCAGGAGACTATCGAGGTGGGCGTCGATCTGAACATTGCGCACTGCTGGCCACTGCGCCTCGGGCCCAGAGCCTTCGCGGTACCAAACTTTGTACGCGGCGATGGCGGACAAATCCTGATCGAGACGTAACAAGTCAGTGTTGAGTTCCAGGTTAGGGCCGCACACGACGCTCGCGTTATCGAGCAGCATGCGCACAGCGGCAGCGACCATCATTTGTGAGTCGCGTATCGCTTGCGGTAGACCAAAGCCGACTGGGCTGGTGTCGTCCTCATCGAACAAGAACGTGTGGATCATCCGCGGTATCGGTATCGAAGGCATCTCCTTGGCGAGTTCCTCCCAAGGATTGAGACGCGCACCAATGACGTTGGCGTCGAGCATCCAGATTTCCGCGTCGATGTAATCGGAAAGCTTGTCCGCAGAAACCTCTACACCGACCTCCTGGAGCAGCGCGCCGTCCACTGAGCCATGCCACACCATGACCTCGTACTTCATCGTCTCCGTTTTCATTTCGTTGACGTTGACCTTGACGCCCATCGCCCGCAGCTCCTGTTCGAACTGCTGCGGACGATAATTGCCTACGGGGTAGCGCGTGAGATAGGAGTCGATGACGTTCTGGAAAAAGTCAGGTCTTCCTCCTAACTCCTTCACCTGCGTCTTGCTCATGACAAGGCGCACGAAGTAGCCGTCCATGCCCGTTAACGTCTTGGCGCTCAGATCAGGGTAGAAATCCCAAACCGGGAGAAATTCAAAATAAGGTTTGAAGACTGTCTGCTTGATCGGCTTGACGATCGGCGTCGGTGTGGGCGGCGCCGCACCATTCATCTTCGGCGCACCGCCGTTCATTTGCTGCGCACCCGATGTGGGTAACCCTTGGCCAGGCACCCGCATTGTAGGTAATCCCGGCTGATTAGGTGGACCGGGCGGCCCAGGCTGTGCTGGGGACAACCCTGTGGGTATACCTGCCGGCGGCTGTATCACTTTCCACGTCACGCTCTCCGACTTGCGCACAAAGGGTCCACGCAGGACACCAAGGCCATACATAATCCCGGAGCGGATCACTGCACGGTTCAAGGCGACGTAATCCAGAGCTTGGTGCCCGCCTAACTCCTGCAACTGGTCGTCGATTAGCCGACCTAATTTATCGGCGCGCAAATCAGCGTAACGCTCAAGTGCCGTCATCACATAGCCGTTGAAGGCGAACGAATCAGATGGGTCAGGTGAGGGCACACCCGCCATCTGATCCTTCTCTTGAGCCAGCTGGATTGCCTCCCGAACTTCTTTGACAGTGATATCCGGCCACGGCGACGCATGGATTTCCCAGTTGCGCTCGTTGCCCTGGAACATCAGGTTCATGATTCGCGCGAGCACGCTAATGCACTTTGTTCTTGTGATCTTGGGGTACGCCTTGGACCGATTGGGCGACATCGCCTTCTCGACCTCGGGATCGTAGATGCCAAGATACTGGCGCTGGTTCGCCAACCACCGCAGCTCGACGATGCGGCGATCGCTGACGTACTGCATGAATATCTGATTGAAGCGCTGACCTAACGTGCGAAGCACTTCAGAGGAAATCTTCTTGACCGGTGCGTCAGACCCAGGAGGAACAGACTTATCCTTGCCGGGAGCAGGCGTAGGAATATCAAGAGCCGGCGGCTTGAGAGCCGGATCAGGATATGCCTTCGCCGTATTCAGCGGCGTCCCTGAAGTCTCGATCGGCATTCTATCTACCTATCGCACATGGTAGCTGTTGCGATCCGGTTGGCGCAGCCATGGCGCACCCTGGCGCTTCGCAGCGAGGCTGCCCGCGGGTAGACGATAACGTGTCTCGCGCTGGCGGTCACGATGGAAGAACCGGCACATATAGCCAAATGCGTCGCCGGGATGGGAGTAGGGGTTCTTGTCCGGCTCGTACCCGCGCAGCGTCTCGCGCTTGAGATCGGCGGCGTACCTCCAACCCCCCTTGAGCGCACGGATCAGCATCTGACAGGAAGGGTCAATCTGCAGGGCCGGGCGACCCTCGATGAGCTGTGAGGTGTAATAGTCGATGGCGTCCAGGCGCAATGGAAAGCGATTGTTGGTCTCCACGTCCACGTCGTAGTGCTGGCGGAAAACCTTCACCACCGTGCGCTCGTCGGTCTGCGTTCGAGACGACGCCGCCGGGTCAGCCGCAACAATGATGTTCGAGACCTGCGGGAACCGGTTTCGCAGCAGCGGCTGAAGTCGTTCCTTGATAAGACGTTCGGCCCCCATGCCCTCCTGAGTCAGCTCCGCGAAGACTCTAATGCGTCCGTCGTAGTCCTGCTGCCCGAGGATCATGGCCGAGCCGGTGATCCCCGGATCGAGGCCAACGATCAGCGGGAAATAAGGATTAGGAATCAAAGTATTGGGAAGGGCAACGTGGAGGTCGGCGCGAAACCCGGGAACTACTGCTTTGCCGGCGATCGAGAAGCCCCACTCGGCGTCGACGAACTGCCGGACCCAGATTTCACTCTTACCGGCGATCGCGTCGAGGTAATACTGTTTGCCACCAGGAAGGTTCTCCAGGTTCTCGGCGTCGGGCGATAGCCCTCCGGGCTGGTGGTAGTAGGACGCAATTGGTTCCATGGACGTCTGGGAGGGATCGGCGCCGATCCACATCGCCACGGCACCGATCTGATCCGGAACTTGTTGGGGCGACGGGGCACCCGGCGGACGTCGGTATCTGCGAACAGCAGGACCGTGCAAATAATCGTACCACCACACGTCCTCCGTACCAGGGTTCGAGCTACCCCACATCCCCCAGATCGTGACAGGGGTCCCATCCGGTTGGCGGTAACGACCTAGCCGAGCGCTGAGCGCGTCGACGATCGCCTTCGGGATTTCCACGAACTCGTCAATAATAGCGAAGTTGATCTCAAGAGAAAGGACGCGCCGCACGTCGTCGGGAGTGTCGAGCGGCCGGAACAGCACGGTGCACTCGACGTCCCCGTAACGAAGTACGAATATCTTGTCGGTCGCGCTCCACTGCCCTGCGACGCCGTCTTTGAACCAGTACTCCCATGACGCGAGCGTGGTGTCCTTGAGCATCGGCAGAGTGTTACGGACGATGACGGCCTTAGTCCGTTTGATCCCGTCAGGAGACGGAGCCTGCTTCATCGCCATGAAGATGAGCTTGAAGAACAACGCAGTGGTCTTGGCGGAGCCCACAGGCCCCACGATCCAGTCATAGAACAAGCCCTGATCGCGATAGTCGCGAATGAACGCCCGCACCGTAGGCGAGGGTCGATAGTCGATTATGCTGGGCATCTCATGACTTCTTCTCGGCGCAAGCCGCCATCGCTTTTTCCGTCATCCGCTCCCAAAGTTCCTGGTTCGCAATAAAACGATCACTTTGTTTGACTTGCAGATACGTCGTCATGCCGATGTAGAACAAGTTGAAAACCACCAGTGCCAGGATCACCGGTGTCGAGGCTAGGCTCTGGATCAGCGTGCGCGCTGTACCGCCCGCCTCTTCGGTCATGCCTGGGTTCATTAGTCGTCGATGCCCTTGGACGCTGGCGTCTTGTGGAACTCGGAGCGGGTAGCGTCGACACGGGCATCGCGCTCCTCGAACTCCTTGTCGAACTCGTTGAGATCGCCCGAATAGCAGGGATCGTATTCGCCACCTTGCGGGCAATAGCCGTTGTCTTCAGGAGTTGTCGCGGTCGGGATTTTTGGAGCTGCCATTTTGTTCTCCTGTTTTAATGTATTATGGATTCTACGTTTGTTCAGCTTCCGCCTTTGTTCTTACTTCTTCGCTGGAGGCGCGCCTTTGCGCAAGGGAAGCTTGGCGAGATCGGCCTTGCTCTTTTTCTTATCCGCCTCGATGAAGTCTTTACCGACACTCGGCGGGATGCCCAAGGTGGATTTTCCCGCTTTGGCAGCGAACATGGCGCCGCGTTGTTTCTTGCTTTCGCTGGGCATCAGTGCAGCCTCTTTATTTGTGTGAGTCTACCCTCCGACGCGCACGCGGTCAGCATGCCGCCGTTGAGCATCGGGCACAGCACGAACATCGCCTGTTCGATATCATCGGTCAGCATGCTCTCGTCGTCGACCATCTGGAACACGACCAGCGTGCCGTAGTCCGGGTGCTCGAAGATGATCGGTGCATAGGTCATCGCACTCGTCTTGCCGAGATGTAGCCGGTCGCCGTCGTCGCCGGCCCGAGCGCCACCAGGAACACTGTCGTGTTAACACTAACATTGAACCGGCACAGGCTGGTGTTGAAGTTCTGCGCCGCCTTGCCGTAGGTCAATGACTGATCGAACAGCGTACCAATGCCGGCCGCCAGTTGTGCGGGCGTCGGCAACGTGTTCGAGGTGTTGCTGACTGCCACGGCATAGCGCGTTCCGGCCGTAGCCGGCGACACGAAGTTGACGTTGCCGCCCACGGTCCAGTCACCGGGCGTCAGCACGAGCTGCCCGATGTTGATGGGCGTGTTGAGCGTGAGGTTTACTGCTGTGGTGATCTGGGCTGACAACTGCTCGCCGACGTTGCCGGCGGCGGCGTTAGAACCGTCGGTCACTCCCTTGATCGGCGCACGGCTCGTGTCGGTCGGGTGGACGTGATCGCCGCGCGCCCAGCTCGAACTGGTGCCCGCGGCTGCGTTGCCATCCATCGCAGGGATGGCAGCGGAGCCGACCGGCACGGCGCCGCCCGTGATGTATCCAGCCGGATTACTGGCGTCGTACTTTGTTGGATCGTGCGGGACAAAGATGAGATTGTCGGAGCCGAGAACAGCCTGATTGCCGACGTTGGCGCTGACCGAGCTTGGTCCGGCGGGGCCCGTGGGCCCGGGAGGGCCCGCCTGTCCTGGCGCGCCTACGATGCCCTGCGGTCCCTGCGGTCCCTGCTGGCCTGCGGGACCTGGGGCGCCTTGCGGTCCTTGTGGGCCTGCAGAGCCCTGATCGCCTACTGCTCCCGCCGGGCCCGCTGGACCAGGGCTACCATCCTGTCCAGCCGCTCCGGGGACACCATCTTGGCCAGCTGGTCCAGGTGAGCCTGCTGGACCTGCTGGTCCGACATCACCGGCGGGGCCGGGAACTCCAGGTGAGCCGGCTGGGCCCGGGGGACCAGCATCTCCCGGTGAGCCAGCGGGGCCAATGGGGCCAGGGGGGCCAATCTCTCCCGCGGGGCCTGCTGGGCCAGCTGGGCCAGCCTCTCCTGCCGGGCCTGCCTCTCCTTGAGAACCTGCCTGTCCTGCTGGGCCAGCCGCTCCATCCGCTCCTGCGGGTCCGGGCGTGCCGGGCGTTCCGGCCGGGCCAGTCTGGCCTGGCGGTCCGGGCGGTCCGGGTGGTCCACCTGGCGCTCCATCTGCTCCTGCGGGGCCGGTCGCTCCGGGTGGCCCCTCGGGGCCGGCCGGGCCAGGCGCTCCGTCTGCGCCGGGCGCGCCCACTTCACCAGGTAGACCGGGCACACCGGGTGTTCCTGCAGGGCCGGATTGTCCTTGAGGTCCTGCGGGTCCCGCGGGGCCGGGAGGACCATCTTGCCCTGGACTACCTTGGGGGCCTTCTGGCCCCACGGGACCACTATCTCCACCCACTCCGGGTGGGCCGGGAGGGCCGGCGGGGCCTGGAGGTCCTTCTGGACCTGGTGGGCCAACTGTTCCACCTCCTGAGGAGAGTGCGGACCAGGAAGCACTTTGTCGTCCATAAATCTCTCCATCGGTTGGAGCTTCCGGGATGCCTCCACCTCCGGCGCCGCCGCTTCCTGCGGGGGTGTCGCTGAAAACCCAGCGGGTCTTTTCACGCTTTGGGTCTGGATAGACAGCAACCAATGACCAGCCTTGCTGACCCTCGACGTTGAGGTCCGCTTCCGAACCACTCGGTTCACTGGGAGCCCACGGGTGGTCCACTACTCTGTAGTTTACAGGCCCGCTTTGCGGGGTTGGCTTGGGCTTGTCGGGCTTGCTGGTGGGTGTGTCACTCATCGGCTGAAAATCCAGCGGGTCTTTTCGCGCTGCGGGTCCGGATAGATGGCAAGCAACCGCCAGCCATCCTGGCCGATCTCGGTCAGCGCCGCTTCGGTATTGTCAGGTTCCATAGGGGACCATGGGTGGTCGACCACCTTGTATTCGACTGGCGCGCCAACGCTGCGCACCTCGGCGTGCGCGCGCGGGGATGAAGACATCGAGACGCTCGCTGACGATGAGGCTGATACCGATACTTGCCGATTGCCAGGTGTGTCGGTCACTTGGGCTCCTCGGGCTTGGGGTTAGTCTGCGGTGACGTCGGCGGCGCCGGCTCTTCGGGCTTCGCTTCAGGCTTGAGGTCCAGCGGCGCAGGAGGCTCCAGCGGCCAGAACCGCAGCGGCGTGATCTTTGGAAAGGAGAACGGCGGCCAGTTCTGAGGCTGTACCCGCGGCGGCAGCTGAAGGAGCTTGATCGCGTCTTCGGGCAGGATGCAATGCATGGTCTTCTCGGTCAGGAGCTGCTGGTCCTTGACCACGACGGCCCACTGCTTGAAGACGTTATCCTGCGCCACGAAGAGTTCTTTGACTGTCTTCTCGGCGCGGCTTGCAATGATCGACACATAATAAAAAAGGAAGATCAGAAACGCGATGTTGAGGACGATGTTGGCTAGCGCCAGCGGGTTGGCGCGCAGCGCGTCGACCACGCCACCGGCAGTCTTGACGCCTTCTTCGAGGACACCCATCGCAGACCTCCATCTGCTCAGGGTATACCATGATTGCGTTTAGTCACCCAGGTGCAGGTTGATCGTCAGCCCGGCAACCGCCAGCGCCGATGCTTGGGCGTTGGCCCGCGCCTTCTGCTCGACGCTGGCGTCCAGTCCGGCGCAGCGAACCGTGAACATGATCAGCTGCGCCTTCACTGACGCGGAGACCTGATCCAGGGGTTTGTGGATCAGCGCCCAGGAGGTCTTGAGCAGCTCCTCGCTTTGGGCGCGCGCCTTGAGCTTGAAGCTGGCGCCGTCTTCCTTGAGGGTCTCGGTGGCTTCGAGCACGGCGCGGCGGAACGCCGGGTCGGCCTTGAGGCGACCGTACTCGAACTTGTCGATGCCGTAGGCGGCGCAGATATCCCTGACGGGCTGCTGCGCGAGCGCGAGTTCCAGCGGCAAAGAAGGCGGCCAACCCAAGGAAGCGGGATCGGCCGTGAGGTCCATGAACTGAGCAGGGAGGTTAGCGCTCATGCGGTGATTTATAGCACGCTTCGTTTTGATGGGTAGACACCCAC